GGCCGCGCCGCAGACCCTGTTCTGCTCACTGCTGATGATGGCCTCATTGACGGTGTCTCGCTGCGACCAGGGGCCCTCAACAAGGGCGGCGTCACGTCAGATGGTAAACCCCTGGTCACAATCCTCCCCACCGGCCAAATCCAGGTTTCCAAGGAGATGATGGATGAAGAACGGTCGCTGATCGGTGATGCGTTCCTCGTTAGCCTGTTTCAGATTTTGGAAGAGACGCCGCAGATGACGGCGACTGAAGTGATCGAGAGGACCAATGAAAAAGGCATACTCCTGGCTCCAACGGTTGGTCGCCAGCAATCCGAGTATCTGGGTCCTCTCATTGAGCGAGAGATTGATCTGGCTTCTCGCATGGGGCTGCTACCCCCCATGCCCCCTCAGCTACGCAAAGCTCTGGGCGCGTATGAGGTATATTACACCAGCCCTCTGAGTAAGGCGATGCGCGCGCAGGAAGCTGCCGGCTTCATGCGTACCCTGAGTGTTGTCCAGGAAGTCGTCCAGGTCACGCAAGACCCGTCGCCGCTCGATCTGTTTGCGTTCGACCGAGCGATCCCTGAGATCGCGGTCGATGTCCAGTCTGTCCCGATTACCTGGATGGCCACCGACAAGGAAGTGCAGCAAAAGCGCCAAGGTCGCGCCCAAGCCCAGCAACGACAGGAGCAAATCCAGGCCGCCCCGGCCCAGGCCGCATTGATGAAGGCCCAGGCGGCCCAACAGAAGTCTGGGGGCGGTGGGGCTCCGGGCGGAATGGGCGCTCCAGGTGGCATGGGCCAGCAACAACCTCCACCGGGCACTCCCGCGCCCCAGCAAGCCCCGACTGACCAATCTCAGCCACAAGGACCCGGCCAATGACCCACAAAATCGCTAAGGTGCTCATGGAACTAGAGCACCAAATGAAACTGATCGACCATGACGACCCTCTGCGCCTCATTATCGAGGAAGCGCGCGACACGATCCAGGAACTTCGCGACGACCTGGAGGCGCATCGTCGCCAAGGGAGTGACCACGCATGAACGTAGTCGAAAAAACACTCAACTTCCTGCGTCGCCGGAAGCACGCGTACCAACTGACGTTCGGAACGCGTGTACACAGTCCCGCCCAGGCCATAGTCCTAGAAGACTTGGCGAAATTCTGCCGGGCCACCGAGGACACTATGTCGGCTGACCCCCACAAAACCGCCTATCTGGCGGGAAGACGCAGTGTCTTTCTTCGCCTGAACCAGCACCTTCATATGAGCCCTGAAGAATTGCTGTTCCTGTACGGCTCTAATTCCATTGCCATCCAAGGAGATGACCAGTGACCGATCAAACGACCCCCGCCGCCCCCGGCGATACGGGCGCGACGCCTCCGGCGGCTGCGTCCTGGTATCAAGCCACTGATGCGGCTCAACCGAACTATATCGACGCCGAAACGGCGGGCTGGCTTCAAAACCGGGGCTTCGCTGATAAGCCGCCGTCGGAGGCGTTCGCCGCCGCCGTCAAGGCGCACCGCGAGGCCGAGCGCCACATCGGCGTCCCCGCCGACCAAATCCTCCGCCGGCCGAAGGACGCCGCTGACGAAGCCAACTGGGCTCCAATCCGCGAACTCCTGAATGTCCCCGCTAAGCCCGAGGACTACACCTTCGACGGCATCAAGTTCGCCGACGGCTCTGACCTGGACCCGGCGCTTACCGGCGAGCTTCGCAATCTCGCGCACAGTCTCGGCCTCTCGAAGGATCGCGCCCCGGAACTGGCCAAAGCCCTGGTCAAGATGGGCGATGACGCTGAGGCCGTGGAAAAGACGGATATGACGGCCAAACTCCAGGCTGAGCGAGATGCTCTGAAGAACAATTGGGGCCCAGGCTATGAAGCCAACATGGTCGTCGCCAGAGCCGCCTTCGAGACAGTCCTGAAGGAAAGTGGGATGAAGCCGGAAGAGTTCGGCGTCGCCATGTCCGCCCTGGAGAACCAAGTCGGCTACAAAGGGCTGATGGAAGTCTTCCGCACTATCGGGATGCGAACTGGCGAGGACCGGCTGGTCTCGAATTTCACTGGCTCGGGTTCCAATGGTCTTATGACCCGCGAAGGCGCGGCGGCTCGGATCGCGGAACTCAAGTCCGACAGCGCGTGGGTCGAACGCTACCTGAATGGCGACAATGCCGCCGGTCGGGAGATGGGCCAACTCAACGCAATTCTGGCATCGGAGTAAGTCATGGCTAAGAAATGGATACAAAAGGCCATCAAGCACCCCGGCGCGATGACGGCTGCGGCAAAAAAGGAAGGCGTCTCCAACTCCAAGTACGAACAGGAGCACAAGGGTGATAGCGGCACTTCCGGCCGCCGTGCCCGGCTCGCGATCACTCTGAAAAAGATGCACTGATCGCTCTTGACAATCATTCTGGCATAGGCTAGATTGGTGTTTGCTCCGGCCGCTCGCGCAACCGGGGCCGCTGGGCGGGTGGCGTGCGCGACCATCCGCCCGCCCAGCACCCCTTTCGTCCACACCTCGGAAACGGGCGGACAATGATTGGGTTTTCGGCCCCCGTGAGGACACGGCCACAATGGCAGTGAACATCAACCTCCGAGGATATCATGTCCGACAACCTGATTAAACTGTGGACGACCCAGTTCTCCACGAACCTGGAACTCAAGCTGCAACAACGCGGCTCGAAGCTCCGTGGCAAGGTCATTGAAGGCGCTCACGTCGGTAAGCTGGCGTCGCCGATCAACCAAATCTCCGCCGTCCAATCTCGCGCGCCGGCCGGGCGTTTCGCCCCCATGGCCCGCGTCGATGCGGACTTCACTCGCCGGTGGGTCTTCCCGACCGACCGCGAACTTCCCCAACTGGTCGATACGTTCGACGAACTCCGCACCATCGTGGACCCCAAGTCCCGGTACGTGGAGAACGCCGCGAACGCCTTCGGCCGCGACTACGATGACGCCATTATCGGCGCGGTCTTCGGCACCAGCCAGACCGGCACCGACGGTGGTTCGCTCGTCCCCGAAACGTGGTCTTCGATCTCTGCCAGCTATCTGGTCGCCGAGAACTTCAAGGCGTCCGCGAGCGTGGGCATGACCGTCGCCAAGATCATCGAGGGCAAGCGCATCCTCGAACACTATCACAATGACCTGGAGATGGACGAACTGACCCTGGTCATCGGCTCGAAGCAGCACTCGGACCTCCTGAACCAAGTCGAAGTCGTTTCGACCGAGTTCAACGAACGCCCGGTCCTGACCAATGGCCGTGTGACCCGCTTCATGGGCGCGAACATCGTCGTGTCCGAACGTCTCCAGTTCAACGGCGCGAACAACCGTCAGTGCATCATGTACGTGAAGTCTGGCGTCTACCTCGGCCTGTGGCAGGACACCTACAATCGCGTGTCGCAGCGGAACGACCTGTCCGGCGAGCCCTGGCAGTTGTACTCCAAGCACACCTTCGGCGCTACCCGCACCCAGCCTGGGAAGGTGGTCGAAATCGACTGCCTCGACACCACGGGCGCGGACATCACGCCGTAACCTGAACCTGAAGGAGAACAGCTATGGCTGGCGAACAACTTAAGTCCTCGTCTATTACCGGGCTCGACGCCGCTATCGTGTCGCCCCCGCAGCAAGGGATGGGTTCCCCGAGCGAAAGTCGGCGCGTGTCCGACTACGCTCTGGCCACGACCGTCGGACTGGCTTCGACCAGTTCGACCTATCGACTGATCCGAGTACCGACCATTGCCGTCCTCAAGACGCTCACCCTGGTCGCGGATGAACTCGATAGCGCGACCTCTCTTCTGGTCGATGTCGGGGCTTACTACTCCGACAGCCCGAACAACGACGGGACCAGTCCGGCGAACAGCGGCGCTCTAATCAGCGCCAACTGCTTCGCCGCTGCGGTCGCGGTCGGCCACGGGGCTGCGGCCCAAGGCGTTCGCGTGAACGTCCTGACGGCCTTCACCGCCAACGAATTGAACATGACCCTGTTCAATGCGCTCGGCATCGAGATCACCCCCGAAGGTTCGTCCGACAATGGTGACCCCGGCGGCTATATCGATGTCGTGGTTGCTGTCCACACGGCGGCGGGCACTGCGGTAAGCGGCAACATCTATATCGAAGCCGAGTACTGCATCTAACCCAAGTCCCCCGGCTTCGGCCGGGGGCATCCTTTTAGGAGCGACTTGTGACCACGAACTACGCAACCCTCAAGGCCAATGTCGCCACCCTGGTCGCCGACGGCGCGTCGCCTACCCAGGCCCACGTCAACACTCTGGCCGCGACCCTGACCTCTTTCGAGACCGATGTGGGAACGATGTTCTCCACACTTCTCGTCCACCTTCAGAACGCCCAGGCCGCTTCGGGAGGCGTGCAAGAGAACCTTGCCGTCGATCTCCTGGCCGTCCAAGCCCTGATTACCTAAGGAGCCACACATGGCCAACGCTTCCTTCTCTCTGTCTCACGGCGTCGAAAGCGACACTGCCGCATCCTCGGATGTGACTGAGGGCACCAGCGCGCCGGGTGCGGGCGATATCGAAGTTCGCATCAACGCGAGCAACCTGAACCAGAAGCAGGTTTACGTCGCCCTTATGCAAATCTGGCGCTTCCTCGCGGACCCCGGCTTCTCGACCTCCGTCCCGCCGGCCAACTAAGGAGCGCCCCCAATGCGCGCACATGAAAGCGTGGTTCTGGCGTCCAACGTGACGGGCGCAGAGACCTCGGCCTACTTCGGCATCATGGGTGGCACCTATGCCATCATGTCCGTTGGCACACTGGGGTCGGCCCCTGTCATCAATATGCTAGGTCCCGACAACGCGACTGCGATCCCGGCCGGCACCCCTCTGACGACCGCGCCCGTGATCGTCCAACTTCCGCCGGGCCAAGTTGAACTGGTCCTTGCCTCGGGTGCTTCCGGCGCTTATGTGACGCTAGTCCGCATCCCGGCGGAGTAAAGGAGACGACACATGGCGTCCTTCCCCACGGTAGGCACCTACTCGTCACCCCTGGACATTGCGAACCGGGCCTGCCAGCACATGGGGGTCCGCCGCCTTATCACCTTCTCGGACGATACGGTCCAGGCCAGCGAGCTTAACTTCAACTACAATCCCCTCCGCCAGAATGAACTTCGGCGCGATGTGTGGCGCTTCTCGATCCGCAAGTGCATGTTGCGGCCGATCAGCACGACCAGTGGCAAGATCACCCCGGCCGCCTGGACGAATGTCCACACCTACCTTCAGGGTTCGGTCGTCTCCTATAACGGCGTCCTCTACCAAGCCCGAACAGGCGTGCCCGCCGCGCAAGAACCCGACACGAGCCCGGTGTACTGGGAGCAGTTCTTCCACTCGGTTCATGCCACGGCGTGGGTGGCCGGCGGCGCAACGAACAACCCGCAACCGTGGGCCCCCAGCGGAGACTACGCAGCCGGGACCATTGTGATTGGCTCTGACAACAACAACTACATGAGCAATTTCAACGGCAATACGGGTCACAATCCCGTGACTGACGGCGGCGTCAATTGGACCTTTCTCGGCCCGGCCGCGCTCGGCAGCGGCTACCAAGCTGGAGAACTAGTCTATGATACGGCGCTCAACGTCTACATCAGCCTCACCAACGGCAACACCGACAACCCGAGCAGCGCGCCAGCGGCATTCGTCTCCACTCAGAATTACGACATTGGCGATACGATCACTGCCTCCAGCGTCGTCTACCAGTCCACGACGGACTTCAACGCTGGCGGCGCTGGTGCGCCGGGCACCGGGTGGGAAACCATCCCGGCAACGCAGCCCGACCAGATCACGGGCACGACCGGCACGGCATGGCTGAAACTCGGCAATGCTGGGCTCTCAGCGTGGATCATCAACTATCCCCTGGGCACTGGCCCGAGTGAGCAGACCACGACGCTGAATGTCTACCCACTCCCGAATGGCTTCCTCCGCGAAGCACCGCAGGAGCCGAAGGGTGGCAGCACCAGCTACCTGGGCGCGCCGTCGGGGGACGCCTACCGCGACTGGACCTATGGCGACGATTTCTTCACCACGCGCACCGTCGAGCCGACGACCTTTCGGTTCGCCGCCGACATCACGGTCGTCTCCAACATGGACCCCATGTTCTGCGAGACCCTCGCTGCGCGACAGGCCATAGAGAGCGTCGAACGCGTGACCCAGTCGAGCGAGAAACTCCAGGCCATCGAGCAGACCTACAAGAAATTCCGTGACGATGCGGTGACGGTCAACGGGATCGAGACCGGATCGACGGAACCAGCCTTGGATGACTACATCACGTGTAGGCTCTAATGCCCGACGCATCCTTCCTCCAGTCGAACTTCACCGGCGGTGAGTGGTCCCCATTCGCGCAAGGGCGCGCGGATGAACAGTCCTACCGCACGGCCATGAATGTCTGCCTCAATGCAGTTCCCACGGAAGAGGGGGCTTGGACCCGGCGCAGCGGAAGCCAGTTCGCGGCCACCACGCGGAACGGCGTGCGGGCGGTGCTGAAGGCGTTCGACTTCACGCAGACCCTTCCCTACGATCTGGAGTTCACCCCCGACCACATGCGGCTGTTCGCCGGACCCAGTCTTGTGGTTGAGAACGAGCACACCGTGGCCTCGATCTCCAGCGCCAACCCGGCCAGCGTGAACACGCCCGTGGCCCACGGCTATAGCACCGGCGACCAAGTTCAGTTCGTGGTGACGTTCCTGCCCGGTTTCAATCCGGGTGGGGCGGCGTACCTCTACAATCGCCAGTTCGCGATCACGGTGACTGACGCCAACGACTTCACCCTATCGGACCCAATCACGGGGGACACCATTGATGGTAGCCTAATCAACGTCACTGGGGCTACGGTCACTGTGGCGCGGATTGTTGACTTTGCGACCGTGTACACGGCCTCAATGATCGCCGATAATGCGATCCGCGTAGTCCAGAGTGAGACAGTCGCCCTGGTCTTGAACCAATCTGTCCGACCCTATGCCCTGACGAACACCGGGCTTGACGCGACGGCTGGCTTCGAGACCTTCGACTGGGCCTCTGCGTGGCCGACGACACCACCGCCCCAAGGCTCGAATGCCAGCCTCTTTCAGGATGGTCCATATCTGGACCCGCCGACTGACGGGAGCTTCCTTACGCCTTCCGCCCTGAGCGGGACCATCAATCTGACAGCATCCAGCATCGCCAGCATCAATAACGGCACCGGGTTCCAGTCCACTGACGTGGCTCGGTTCATTCGGCTCTACAGCGAGCCGCCGACCTGGAGTTCCAGCACGACGTATTCCACCGGGTCGCGGGTCAAATACAATGGCGGGTACTATCAAGCCACCGCGACCAGCACGAACATCGAACCTGACGCCGACCCCGGCACCCACTGGTTCATCAGCACGACTGCGGCTGTCTACACCTGGGGCATTATCCAATCGGTGATCTCGACCAGTGAGGTCAGCGTGACTCTGGCAGAGGCTGACCCCAATGTCCTCCTGGCTGGCGGCCCGCTGCTCTACAGCCTGCCAATCCTGACGTGGCAACTCGGTGTCTACTCTGACACGACCGGCTGGCCCACCGGCGGCACCTATCACGAAGGCAGGTTCCTGCTGTTCGGCGCGATCCAGAACCGCATTGACGCGTCCATGTCGAACCAGCCATTCCTGTTTAGCCCGTCGATGATCGACAACACGGTCGCGGACAATAACGCTATCGCGGCGGTGCTCGAAGCCACCGACGTGAATACGATCTATTGGGCGATTGCGGGCTCGGGTGGTGTAGTACTCGGGACCCTCGCCGGAGAATGGTTGCTCCAGGCGTCGGCCCTCGGGGACCCATTGACACCCACGAGCATCCAGGCTCACCGGGTGACTAGGTATGGCGACGCCAACGTAGAACCGCGTCAGACCGGCTTGTCCATAGTCTTCGTCGAGCGGTATCAGCGAAAGGTCTACGAATATCTCGCCGATAGCTGGTCTGGCAAGAACATCGGAACCAACATTGCTATTAAAGCGAAGCATCTTACTGAAGCGGGTCTTCAGGAGATTGTCTACCAGCGGGAGCCGAACCCAATCATTTGGGGGCGGGACCCCAATGGTCAGTTGGTGGGCTGTACTTATAAGCGGGAAAGCCCCTTCTCTAGTCAGCCGGCGAGCTTCATGGGCTGGCATCGTCACGCGTTGGGCTCGGGCCGGACCATAACGTCCATTCAGGAGGGTCCCAGCCCGGACGGCACTACCGATAGCGTGAGCATGGTTACGCTCAGCGCGGACACTGGCATATATTTTGTGGAGTTCTTCGCCCCATTCTTCGACGAGACTGGCTCGCTGCTGACGGCGCAGTTCGTTGACACGGCTGTATGTCCCACGGCGGCGTACATAAACGGTGGGGATGTCATCTTCTACGGTCTGTACTATCTGGCCGGCGAGACAATCAGTGTGTGGCTGGGCGGCGTGGACTGCGGCGACTACGTCGTCGCGGCCAACGGGTCGATCACCATGCCCCTCGGGGCTGGCGGCGGTGTCTTGACTGCGGGGTATCTTCAAAGCCTCACCGGGGGTTCGTATGGGAACATCAACCTTAATATCGAAGTCACGCCCCCCGGTCAAGGATTTTCTGCGCCCTTCGGCTCGCTGACCGACTACACGACCAGTTCGAGTTCGCCGTCTTCCTATCCGCAGATTGCCCAGAGTGTGGTGTTCGATTGGGACGCCCAAGTCTTCTACACCATGCAGGGGCAGCAGTCGGGCGATCCGGGCACTAATAGCCGGTCTCTGTTCGTCTTCGACATAGGCACCTTCGCCCAGTTGGAAGGTCCGCTCGACCCCGGCGTGCTCGGTTACTCCAATTCGACGTGCCTGGGCTACGATGGCCACATCTATTTCTGCAATGGAACCAGCACCCAATTCAACCGCTTCAACACGACCACGAACACTGTGGACCTGACCTACTTCAAGTCTGACATCGGCACCATCGGGCCGCCGCCGGTGGTCATCGACCTTGGCGGGATTTCCTACGTCTGGGGCATTAGTTCCAACAGCGGGACGGGGGGAGGGTCAAGTTCTCAATGGTGGATCGTTGAGATGGCCGATGTAGAACAGAATGAAGTGACCAATGGGTTCTTCGACGAAGAGTTCACGTCGCTAAGCCCTAGCAATGCCATACTTTGCCGAGGCCCGGAAGGCTCGGCATTCGCCCTATGCTGGGATGAAGCCGAGACCACCATCGGCCTCTACCGGGCCGTGGTCGAGGGGCCCCTGTTCGCTGGAGTTGGTCGCGTGGGCAGCGTGCCAGTATCAGAACTCGACGCCTCCTGGTCGGGGGCGCAACCTTCGTGTATCGTCTATGACGAGACCGACGGCAACATCGTCGGGCTGTTCGTCCAGAGCGGAGGCAGTCAATGCGTCATCGCTAAAGTCGATGCTTGGACTGGGGCTGTCCTGTGGTCGATCCCGGTCAATGGGGGCAACGACTTCCACACCGCGCGCATCCGCTTCGGCCTGCTCAACTACATCGGGGCTGATACGATCTATCAGATCGATACCCTGGCTGGCACCGCCACGTCCACCAGTGAGACAGTGCTCGGCGGCCAACCCTTTTCGACCGATGATCTCTATGGTCAAATCGTGGCGAACATCAATGACATCGGCACCCAGTCCTGGGCGTCTCCCGGCCCGGCGGCCAATAGCGGCCCCGGAACGACGACCCCGGCCCTGGTCTACAATGCGCCGGCACTCCTGGGGTTCACGTTCACCAGCCAAGGGCAAATCCTTCGTGCCATCGTGCCGCAGGAAGCCGGAGCCGCTAACGGGCCGGCCATGGCCAAGACCCGGCGCACCCACCAAGTCGGCATCCTGATGTCGCTGACGCTGGGGATCAGTGTCGGTACTACCTTCGACAATCTTCGCGCCGCCAATCTGGTGTCAAATGGCGGCGACGGCACCATTCCGCTCACCCTACAGCAGTTGTTTTCTGGCATCTATTGGGATACAATCGACGACACGTACAGCTTCAACGGCATGGTGTGCTGGCAGATCAGTCGCCCGTACCCGGCCAGCATCTTGTCCGTGAACCAGTTCCTCCACACTCAGGACAGGTAGTATGGCCGCCAGCAATCCATTGAGCAGTTCGTCCAGCCTTGGTTCCTTCGCCAATGGTGTGGGTGACCTCTTCAGCGCATTCGGCGACTTCGCCGAGGGTGCGTCCTACGGAACCGCCGCGACCCTGGCCAAACAGAATGCCCAGATCACGGCGGAGAGTACCCGCATTCAGGAGAGCCAAGCTGGCCGGGCGATTACCCAGACCATCGGAGCGCAGAAGGCCGACGTGGCCGGCAACGGCCTCGCCGAGAGCGGATCGGCCCTGGCCCTCTTGCAATCTTCGGCGGCACAGGGTACTCTGCAAAAGCAGATCATTCAGACGCAAGGGCTCGTGACTGAAGGCGGCTTCGAGCAAGAGAGCGCAGCGTACAGCGGAATGCAGCAAGCGGCCAATGCGGCCGGTGCAGCGGGCATCGTTAACGGACTTGGCAATATCGCCGGTTCGATCTTCGGGATTTAGTCATGCCCAAGATAGCAGAGTTTGAAGCGGGCTCGGGGAGAATACAGCCGTCAGAGACGGGGATCGAAGCGAACGTGCAAGCCGGTCGTCGGATCGGCCTGTACTTCCACCAGATCGGTGAAGATACTTCCCAGGACATCCGTGACAACGGTCAGATGTACCAGGACCAAGTCTTCCGCCAACAGGTGACACACGCCGAGGCGGTCAAGGCTCAAGGCTGGGCGTCGCTCACGACCGACTGGAATACGACGGCCAAAGCGGCTGATCCGAATGATCCCACGACCGCTGACAAGTGGCGGCAAGATAAGCTTGAGCCGTGGTTGAAGCAGTGGGCGGCCGGCTTCACGACTGAGAAGGGCCAAATCTATGCGGCTGAGCAGTCGGCCGAGATTAGGCAGCACTTCACTGAGATGACCCTCGGGGATCAGGGCCGGCTGGCGGGGATCGCCGCGAAGCAGAATGTGAATGACGCCTCCAATGGCTTCGGGGCTGCGGCTCGCGCTGACGGCACCGTGCGCGGCATCCAGACCATCATGGGCTCGTTTGAGCAGGGCCAAGGCGCAGTCGTTGACAGCCATTCCAATCTAACGGCCGAGGATGCGGCCAACGTCAAGGCCAGCATCCATAGTCAGGGCAAGTCCTACATCGCCATGCAGGGCTTGGAGGGTATGATCGAGAGCGGCCCGAACGGGATCGCCGCCGCGCGCAAAGCCATTGCGGACGGGACCTTCAGCGACGTGCTCGGCCATGACGAAGTTCAGCACCTCACTGACCTCGCTGACCACACCGAAGAACGCAATGCGACCATGCAGCGTCAGCAAGACGAGGTCAACCGGCAGTCTCAGGAAGACGCCGGCCGTGCCGCTTATGCCAATATCTCCCACCAGATCGACGAACTTGGGCGCTCTGGAAAGCCAATCCCCCCGGCCCTGGTCAAGGCGGCCGACCAATGGAGGCAGACCTATGCGGGACTTCTCCCTACGGAAAGCACTAATCTCGACACGGGAATGGACCGCAACATCGAAGACCGCAATAGTTTCAAATATCAGCAAGATAATCCTGCCGTTTCGGATAATCTGTTCCGTCGTATCGGTGCTGGCCCTCACACTCCCGGCTATCCTACTGTCACCGAACTCGACAAAGCATACTTCACGGACAAGACCATAAGCACCGATACTTGGGAACGAGCCCGGAAGTCTGTCTCTGACGCCCCGCACGACCCCGTCTACGAAGGTGCGCTGAAGCAACTCGACCAGTGGTTCAGCGAAGGCGTCCGGCCCCAGATCACTCGGTCGCCCCAGGCCGCACTCGGAGCGGATGGCGAAGATATGCCGACGACGGCTGGCCCCGGCCAGACTGACCCCAATGGCTTCGCGGCGGCGGCCGAAGCCCGGCGCGCGATGCACCAAGTGTTCGACCACTACGTGGCCAGCGGCACGAACCCCAATGACGCCGTCAAGGCTATGATGGACCCACACAATCCCACCAGCTTCGCCAACGCCGTGGCTTACTATCAGCAGGCCGCCCACTCCGGCCAACCCTACGCCTACTTCAACCAGCACCCGGTCATGGGTGCCAGGGGCAGCAATGCCTGGGCCGGCGGCACTGACATTCAGCCACAAGTCGATCAAGCCGCCGCCCGCCTAATGCCAGGGAGCCATTAATGGCCGATCCAGTACCGGGTCAAGTCGCCCAGCCGCAAGGCCCTGAGGGCGCGCAGAAGCTTCAGGACATGCTCAAGAGCGGCATCGCTCCCGCCGTAGTCCAGGCTGCGAAGGAACAAGCGACGCAGGCGCTCCTGAAACAGAAGTGGAGCAGCGACAAGATCGACGCCTACTGGGGCGACGGGGCTCACTCGCCCGCGCCGCAGGCCCCCCGGCAGGCCCCAACTGCTGATGCGGGTCTGACGACCTCGATCCTGCAACACGCTGGCAGCGACTTCATGGGCCCAGTTACGGGCGCATGGCAGGGCCTTGAAGAACAGCAGCGGTCCAACTGGCAGCACTCATTCAACCCGACGATGGTGGATCAAATGACATCGGGTATGATGGTCAACGGCAGCACAGTCCGCGACGCGCAGACGTTGTGGGATGGTATCAATGTGGTCCTCTCGCCTTTGGTCGGGGCGATCAACACCATCGGAGCGCCGGCTGGCCGGAAGCTGGGCGACCTTGGCGTGCCCGCTCCGCGTCTCACGGTGGACCTGAAGTCGCCGACCTCCAATATCCTGGACCCGACGCAGTGGGCCTTCAGTGCTGAAACCGTTCACGGTGAGCAAGCCGGATCGATCCTGGGCAACATCATCACGGGTGAAGCCTCGCTGGCCGTCATGGGCAAGCCGGGCATCGCTGCGGCTAGGGCAGCGCGCGCCGGGGCCATGACCGCTTTCCGCGCCGGGGAAATTCCCGACCCATCCGTCTACCCGAACGCCGTGACCCGCAGTCCAGTCTCGCCCCAGGTCAAGGGGCAATTCCCGCAGGTTGCGGACTATCAGACGGCGGCGGCCCAGCTTGTGTCGAACCCTGAGGCAAGCCTTCACGTCCAGAAGAACATGCAGGACATCTGGGTTCATACCGGCATGACGCCCGGTGAGCAATTGTCTTTGGCCAGGGCGCACCCTGAGTTCAAGCAACAGCTTCTCCTTCAGGACGTGGAGGGTGACAGCGTCGCCCCTGCTCTCTCCCAGTACAATGCCCCGAGCGCCGTCGAGCACGCGCCCCAGGCCCAGCCGCCGGCCGCCCCGTCGCCTACGAAGCGGAACCTGATGAATGGTGGTGCTCAAGGTGTGTACACGCAGCCCGCCACCAGCGTAATCCGCTCGGCCGGCAATATCCCCGAGCCCGGAAAGTTCGACCCCGTGGCCCAGCCGCACTACGTCGCGAATGTCGATGAGGCTCTAGGCGTATTCGAGCGTCTGGAGACCGGCAACCTCCCGCACCCGGACACGGCGATCAGCCCGATGGGGGCGGTCGGCCGCTTTCAAATCATGCCCGCCACGGCTCGGGCCTATGGCTTCGACCCGGCCAAGCTAACCGACCGAGCCTATAGCACCCAAGTCGCACGAACTATCGTGAGCGACCTCTACAGGAAATACAACGGCAACATGGACGCCATGTCCATTGCCTACAATGCTGGTCCGAAGCAAGCTGACAGGTTCCTCGCCAGCGGGCCGGGGGTGCGCCTGGAGGCCACTCAGGACCCTTCGGTGCGGGGCGGTATCAGATACGATCATGTGGCCGCCACACGTGACGAGAGCTTCCTGCCGGCCGAGACCCAGAAGTATCTTGCCAACGGCCGGATGAAGGCGCGCGGCGACGCCCCCGAGGAAGCCCCACCCACGGCCAAGATGGACGCCGCCGGCAAGGCCAAGCTCACTGCACTACGCGCCAATCCGCAAGGGACCTTCGACGGCATCTTCGGCGCGCGGACCACGATCACGTCGGCCGAACGCTCGGCGGCGTCACAGGCGGAACTCGTGCGGGAAGGCAAGACTACCGCCGCCCCGAACGCGACTGAACACAGTGAAGCGAACTTCCGCGCCGGCTATGGCGCGTGGGACGTGAAGGTGGCGGGCATGACGAACCAAGAGGTCGTCGCCAAACTGCGAGCCAGTGGGTTGCCGTTCGACCAAATCCTAGAGGAAGGCGACCACGTCCACGTGGGCTTTGGACCCAAGACCAGGGGCGAAGTTGCCACCATGAGGAACAATAAGGTCGTCGGCCCGGTCGAGGGTGATCTCAGTCGGCCCGACGGCAAGGCTGTGCCGTCCTTCGATCCGAACTCGACCCCGGTTAGCCTGGACGCTGACATCTCCAAGGAACGTGAAGCCCTCGCTGAGAGCGGTGGTGGCGATCTGTCGGCGGCGAATACGTGGAAGCGGGCCACTGATGCGGACCTGTCGCTGGAAATCCGCAGCAACCTGGGCGAAGCGCAGCCCCCCGGCCCCCGCACCTGGGCACACTTCGCCACGGAGGTCTTCTCCGAACTGATCCCGGCCAAGCGGGTCGACGACCGGATGGTCCAAGCCGGCCTCTACGACCGGAAGGACTTCGGCAACGAGGACGCGTTCCGTCAGGTCTACGGGTCCGCCAGTCGGGCCGCGACATTCGTGCGTGACGGGATCATCGACGGCCCCGACAAGAAAGACATCATCCCCGGCTCCCACGGCCTGCTCGACGCGGGGAAGTTGATGCTCTCCAAGGGTGGCAATGTCAACGACTTCAAGGCGTACCTGCTGGCCGCGAGAACAGACGAGAAGGCGACCCAGAACCTCCGCATCGCCAAGGCCCAGGCACGCGTGAAAGAGGCTACGGCCGGCGGCCGGCAGACCGACAAGGTGGCGAAGACCGACGCCGCATTCCAAAAGGCGCAGGACCGCTACAATGCCAAGCTCAAGGAAGCCGGTGACACGGGCGATAAGACAGTGCTGGCCAAGGCCAAGAAAGAGGCCAGCAAGGCGCTGAAAGCGGCGAAGGACAAGCGCGATCTGGAGATCAAGCAGCACCAGCACGAGTTCGACCAAGTCATCGTCCAGAATGAACGGGACTTGGAGAAGGCGCGCGAGAACCCTGGCATCGACACCGGGGTCAATCCTCACGCTTCGCATGAGATTGTTCAACGGGACAGTTGGCGCGAGAAGTATGAGGAAGCCGCGCGCATGTGGACCGAGACGAACAACGGCGCACTCGACTATGCGGTCAAGGCCGGCCGGTATAGCGCCGAGCAAGTCGCTTCGATGAAAGCCATGAACACTATCTATGTGTCGATGCGCCGGCTTATGGGCGATGACGATGCTTTCGATAAGCCATACAGCCAGGGTGGGTTCACTATCGGCTCCCCGCTGAAGCGGATGGAAGGCAGTGACAGGCAGATCGCCGACCCGTTGCTCTCGACCCAGGACAATCTGCGCGCCGTCATCAAGAGCGCCGACGCCAATTGGGCCAGGAAGCAGATGGTCGAGATGGCGCAACGGAACCCCGAGTGGGCCGTGCGCGAAGGGCTGCACAAGGTCATCTCCAAGACGGACCCGAATGACGATATCGTCGAGGCGGAACTCAAGCGGTACGGCTTCAAGGAGCCTGAGAAAGACCCGCTGACTGGCAAGCTGGACCCGGCCGAAGTCGCCACCTGGGATCACGCGAAGAAAGCTTTCGAGGCCATCATCGTCGAACGCGAAGACGCGGGCCTGACGGGCAAACAGTTCGCCTACTATAACAAGGGCAAGCGGGAGGTCTGGCAGATCAATGACCCGGACATGGCCCAATTGATGCGGGGTGGTGCGGCCAATGGGCCGGCCGACGCCATCACGCGGACGATGCAGACCTTCGCGGCGCTCAACCGGGCGGGCATCACGATCACCCCGGACTTCGCCGGCCGCTCGGCCATGAGCCACCAAGTGATCCAGTTCATCAATGACCAGTCGCATCCCCCGCCGTTTCTCACGCTTATCAAAGGCATGACCCACGTGCTGAAGAACGACGACATCTACAAGGACATGCAGGCCAAGGGCGGCCTTGGCGCGGCCCTGGTAGACATGGATCGCGACCAATGGACCGACCTCCCCAAGCTGATGGAACAGACCGGGCTGGGGCCGAAGCTTCTGAACCACGTCACCCATCCTCTCCAACTGGCCCAACTGGTCCAGGAAAGGCTGGACGCGGCGAACCGTACTGGCATCTATGAGCACTACAAGGCCAAGGGCTACGCGCCCACTAAGGCTGCATCCGGCGCGCGCACCGCCGGCATAGACTACGCCGAGCGCGCCGCGTCCAACATCGTCAACTGGTACGCCGGGGTGACGCCGTTCTTCCGCCCGAAGCTGCTCTACATGAAGAACTTCATGGACGCGTGGCACGACCGGCCGTGGGAGACGGCCCGCTACACGGCGATGACCGTCGGCATCCCGACTGCGCTGATGTGGGCGGCCAGTTACATCCAGGATCAGACGACCTTGAAGAACCATCCTGACCGGCAGTACAGCGAGATCGAGCGCTGGCAGAAGGACTACGCCATGATTACGCCCGAGATCGCTGGTGTGCGGTTCCACCTCCGTTTCCCTGAAGGTCCGGGCGCGGTCTTCGGCGGCGCTCTGACCCGCATTCTAGACGCGATGGCGGCCCATAATCCGAAGCCCATGTTCGATTGGGCCAGCATGATTACGCAGCAACTCCCGCTGCAACTGCCAGCGATCCTTCAGCCAGGGTTGGAAGTCTACACGAACACGACCCTTGGCACTGGCCGCCCCATCGTGCCATCGTCGCTCCAAGCGGACAGTGCTCACTATCAGGTGACGCAGAACACATCGCCCGAGGCCAAGGCGCTGTCGAACTTGATCGAGCCCACCCACATTCTGCCGAAGCAATTCCTGTCGCCCATCGGCATCGACCACATGATACGCGGCTACACTGGCACGCTCGGGGCCACGATCATGAAGGTGCTCGGCGCTCCATTCGAGGGGTTCAAGGGTGCCCCGTGGCAGATCAGTGACCTCCCGTTCGCTAGGGTGATCGCCATGACCCAGACCAGGGCTGACGCCCAGTCTGTCGAGGACTTCTACAAGGAGAAGCGGACCTTCGACGCCGCGACGGCGGACCTCGCCGTGGCCCGGCGCGATCTCAAGATCGGCGACCGCAGCGACATCGCCTACGCCCAGAAGGAGTACGTGTACACGCGTCAGCAAGGGCTGCTGAACCAAGTGGCCCATACGCTGGCGATCCAGCGGCAGATATTGCAGAAGATCAACGACGACACAAAGCTGTCAGACAGCGAGAAGCTTCAGCACAGTGAGAGCGTGTGGAACCACATGGTTATGCTGTCGCGGTCGGCTACCCATATGATGGACAACTTCCAATCCAAGCACCCGCCGCAAGATGTCGAGCCGTAACCCCAATATCATACCCCCAGGTCGAGGCCAGGGACGGAATATCCCAAAGGGGTATATCATCGGGCGCACGTCCAGCGGGCGCGGGCCAGAGGAACTCCTTGACCTCCGCGCGCTCCAGTCCATAGGGATCGCCGGCTCACGGGCGACCACGTCAAACATCGTGGGGCCGACTAGTCTGGTCGTATCACAGACCGGGTCGGCCCTGTCGAACTCCAGTTCGCCGACGGACTTGGCTGTCACACTGCCGGTGGCCCCTACCGAAGGGGGCCTACTGGTCGCGGTGCTCTATGGTGTGGACTTCAGCGCGGGACCCCCGGTCACTGGCGCGGGGTGGAACCTGTCAACGGCCCACTCTTTCACGAACACATTCGGCCAAACGACCTATCTCTACGTCTACTATAAGTATGCCGGCGCGGGCGAAAGCACGACCCAGACGCCGAATACCCAGACGTATCCGTATGGGTGCGTCGCCATGTGGGAAGTCGAGGGCGCGACTGGCACTTGGGCCAGTGACCACGTGGCCGACACCCCCAGCAATGACGCCACCGGCGGCCTAGCGGCCACTATGGATATCAGCACGGTCACAACCACACGCTCGGCGGAACTCCTGCTGGGCGTGGGCTTCGGCGCGGTGTCGGGCTCGACCCAGCCGGCCCCCTACAGCATGTCGGCTAACGGTCAGGCCGTCGATCAAGCCGCCGCGAACCCCAATTCGTCGGCTGATCTTATCTCCTTCCACCAATCATTCCCAACAGAGGGCACCGCGACGCCCGGTTATGTCGTCACCTTCGGCGGCCAGAATGCCGACGGGTACTATTGTCTGGTCGAGCTTAGCCTGTCATCTTCATCTGGGTCCACAGGCCCCACTGGTCCGACCGGACCTCAAGGCCCTGTTGGCCCCTCCGGCTCGCCCGGCCAGGACGGTCTAGACGGGTCTGATGGACCTCCAGGACCCATGGGTGCCGCCGGAGCCACGGGGGCCTCTGGCGCGGCTGGGGCAGCCGGCGCGCAGGGTCCTGCTGGAGTTCCTGGGCAGGACGGCTTCGATGGCGACCAAGGTCCGCCTGGACCTAGGGGTGCTACTGGGGCTGCGGGGGCTGAGGGGAGCAGAGGCATTGGCATCCCCGGCAACGATGGAATGGACGGCGATGATGCGAGCTTCCCGTATGGCCTCTTCATGCCGCTGTCCGGCGGCACCATGCAGGGGCCGCTCGTAACAAGCATTGGCAGTTCGACCGCTGGTGCAATCCAGATCGGTTCCGGCGGCCCGATCATATATAACGACAGTGGTGATATCGCTTTTAGCAGCGGCGGCGTGACAGCCGACGTGTTTACTGCCAGTCAGATGTTCATGGAGGACGACGCCGCGATGAAATTTATCGCCGTCCGCACTGACGCCACGCTGGCCGCAAATTCAGCCATTTTCGCCTTTCAAGCTGAAGCAAATAACTCAGCGGGCTCTTCTATTACCTGGGCTTCGTTCCAGTTTGAAGCGGTTGACACTACCGCAGGGTCCGAGACGGGGGCGCTGTATCTTAGGACTGAGCACGGGGGCGCTCTGGTAATTGATTTTACCGTCTATAACGGAAACTTCTGCGCCGGCAGCGAAACCGGGCAACAGGTTATAAGTTCAGCCGGCGGCATAGTGGGCATCCAAGCTTCTCCGTACACACAGACTGCTCCCACGACGGGTTTCTCTATCACTATTGGGAACGCAATCAATTTTCTGATCTTGACGCCGGCCGGTACTCTAGCGACCGGCACTGTGAAAATGCCAGCATCTCCCCAGGATGGGCAGGAAGTTACTGTCTCTTCAACCCAAATCATCAGCGCTCTGACCGTCTCGGCCAACGCGGGGCAGACCATAGACGGTGGCATCACGGCTGGCACTTTCGCGGCCAACAGTTTCGCGAAATGGAAGTATGTCCTAGCGACAACGACTTGGTATCGCGTGGGCTAGACGAATGCGTGTTCACGTGCTATATTCCCTCTGACTGCTGAAAGGACGACCTCATGGCCACCCCCAACAAACGTATCGGCTTCGGTCCCGTGGCCTTGACCACCACCACGACCACCAACATTCTGAACCCGCCCACCCTCACTGGGGGCACTGGCCTGCATGGCACGAACGCCAGCACCTATATCGTCCTCTCCCACATCCGCGTTGTCAACAAGACCGCGTCAGCCGCGAACTTCGCCCTGTGGCTCGGTGCCACTGGCGCGAACGCCGCCGGCACTGAAGCCGTGGCAGGTGGGACAGCCTCAGCCGGGGCGCTCACTGCCGGTACTGGGACCACTGTCGCGGCCAACAGCGTGTTCGACTGGTACGGCACGCTCCGTCTTGACGTGGCTGACTTCCTGGTCGGCGGTGCCGGTGCGGCCACTGCGCTGACCATCGAAGGCGAAGGCGAGATTGGGGTTCTGTAATGAGCCTCAGCAGCCTTGAGCCAGCCGTAATCGTAGGCCATGCTGTATCACTGGCCACCATTCTGGGGGCCGCGAGCGGGGTGCTGACGCCGTTGGCTACGCTATTCGCCGTCGTCTTTTACGCGATCCAGATTTACGAGAGCCGGACGATCCAGGCGCTGCTGCATGGCAAAGCCGCCGTTCAGCAAGCTGAGACGGCTGCGGCCTTACTGAAGGTCAATGACGCGCGGCGGAACGTCCAGAAGGCGGCCGAACAGGTCGTCGCCGTGGCTCTCGCCCACACCGCCGACCAAGCCTAAGCTGGGTCGTACCGCGTCAGGTTCTCAGACTTGATGATGTCGATAAGGACTTGGCCGTAGGTCGGGTGGCCAGGGCCAAGCCCCGTGGCGTAGACGCCGGTCAGCGCATTGCAAGCACCCTCGATATCACCCCGAGCCACCGCCGCCATGAAGGGCGCGTAGGCTGGGTGGGTGGCGAGCAACTGTGCGTGGGCCATGAACGCCCAGTACGGGGTGGGATAGTTGGCGAATGGCTGCATCACCGCCATGTAGTGGCCGTTCCGTTCTTCGTGTGTGGGACACATGGTAAAGGGCTGGCCGGGCACGGCCTTGATCCCGAAGTAGTTGTAATTGCCAGTGACCTTCTGGCCCCACTCGCTCTCGTCACCGAATTGGGCGAGGCTGATTGAGGCGGGCACTTTCCACGCGCCGAAGCTGCTCTGAGCACCAGCGATGATGTTGGGGGCGAGGGTAATCATGGCAGTCTCCTGAATTGGGTGCCGGCCTCTCAACCGGCGCGGGGGCTAATGCGCTTCGTGCCCCTGAGCGATAGCTCGTTAGCGGGCTTGGAACCCGTTGGCGATGTCTTCACCGACCTGGGCCGCGCCTTCGGCGGCGTTCTCGGCGAGCGGCAGACCGGCTTCGACGCCGGCCACGACTGGGGCGGCCGACGGATCGACGGCTGACACGATGGGGCCGACTGCGCCGGCGAGGCTGTTGACGGCCGAGCCGTCATGCTGGAGCAGGGTAATGAGAGACTGGAGGAAGCTCGCTACCTTCTGGGCGAGCGATTGGGTGGGGGCAGAGGTGGTCATTGGTACAGTTCCTTTCCTAGGGGGGAGTGGCAGCTTACGCGGTCTCTCGCTCCTTGTCAATCTCTCGTTGGAGTAGGGCCAGGGCGCGCCACGCCACCTTAGCTGAGTGACGCAGGCCGTCGGTGTCGAGCGTGCCACGATCCTTCAGGTGGCGAAGGATGCAGTCCGCTTCATCGGTGGACTTCTCCTTAGCCCAGTGAAGTTCCTCGCCGGGGTTGTGCTGTTCGTTGCCGATGAAGCTGACGTGGGCGACTTCCATCAAGGCGTCCGGGAAGTAGTCGAGGCACCCTCTGGCCAGGGGGCGCTCCTTCCGCTTCTGAGCTTCGATGGGATCACGAGGTAGCAGACCACGGTTTCGCAGGACCGTGATTGTGCGATCCACTACCTCGGGCGGCGCAGGATGGAACGGCCCATGCCCGACCCAATTGGTAAGCCGCGCTTGTTCTTCGACCGTGTAAGTGGTTGGAACTAGCTGCGAGGGTGGGTGCGTAGTCTCTTCGCGGGCCGGCGGAGGACCGAATGGCCCATGATCGACCCAATTGGTTTTGGCGTGCTCCACTTCTGTGGCGGTGATGCGCGCGTCATCGTCGCGTGCCAGGACGCAAGCGGTGCAGTTACATTGCTTTAGGCCGGTCATTGGAAGGCTCCTTTCTTCAGTTGGTCATAGCCGTCGGGACCTGCCTCGCGGATCGCGGTGTAGGGAACCCATGTGCTGTCACCAGTCCAGAAGCCCCACTCGCGCAGCACTGGGCCGGTCGAGAACAGGCTGATGGAGTACGGCTGCTCCGGCAGAAGATGCAGGCGGTGCGCCTCTTCCTCGGTGCGGTGGACCGTGTCGCCCTTGAGTACGACGCGTTGCTTGATCTCCCCGTGCGGGGGGTATTCCTGATAGACCTCGTGATATCCACCCGACAGGATCACCGACTGGTTCTTCCACGGGTGGTCATGCAGCGGCCGGTCGGGATCGTCCTGGACCTGGAGATGCAGGTAGACGTTGCCGCCCACCTTCCGGCGCGGGATCAGGTGCCAGCGATAGATGTAGGGCTCGCCGCCGGGGGCCAGCACTTCGTCGGGCTCTCGGACAGTCCCGAGGATCGAGGCCAGCGTGCGCCAGTCTTCCTCGGATACAAGCTCCGCTATGTCGGGAATGTGGTACTTCATTCGCTGTCCTCCAGCATTTCGGGGACGATGGTCACACTCGCGACTTGACCATAGTCTTCATGGTAGGTGATAGCGGTGGCCGCCCTCTCGGCGAACCAGCCGCCTCGGGCCGCGTAGGCGTCGCGTGCGGCCAGGGTGGGGTGCTGCGTCACGATCATCCCGCCGTGCTCCTTGGAGTACAGGTGGTGCTGGTGGCCGGAGTGGGCGTAGCGCTTGGTCGTCTGGCCCCACATCTCACCGTACTGAGCGGCGAAGACCAGGGGGAACTCGTCTGGCTTTTTCAGGTGGCCGTGGTGGAAGGCCAGCATGGTCTTGCCATGCTGATAGGCGTAGTACGGAAGCTCGCTGTCGATGACGTGTACACGTGGCTCGTTCTCGTAGAGCGCCTCGAACATCAAGCGCAGCCACACCGATGACGCCATGTCGTGGTTGCCTTCGGCCATCACCACGATGACCTCGTTGTGCTTTTGCAGGGCCAGATCGACCACACGGCGAAGCAGGGTGATCGCGGTGCGAACCATCTTGGCAAACCGCACATCCTGGTCCAGGATGTTATGGCTGGTCGGCGTCATCGGCAACATGCTGTCGCTGTGCAGGAAGTCACCAAGCTGGTTCACGATGCAGTAGTGGGCCGGCGGGGCGCTGGCGATCATCTTCTCGAAGCAGCCGAAGATCGTCTTCTCAGCGATCTTCAGGTCCCACGGCTCGCCGCTCTCCTTGCCCCAGGCCAGCATCCCGACGTGACAGTCGGTCAGCGTGTAGAGGTTCAGGAGCTTGCGGCTGGTGAACTCGGGTGTCGGCAGCGGAGACGCGCGCGGAATATCCTCCGCAAGGGCTGCGGCGATTAGCTCCATCATTCGCCGCGCATCGTCCGGGTGCTGGCGTTCCCAGGTCTGTACGACCTCGCCCTTGCCGTCACGGTGGACCGTCACCTTGCCCAGGTGATAGCCGGGGGCCGTGCCGCCCGTCCAGTTACCGGGGGCGTAGCCGAGCTTGGCGGCATGTCGCTCCAGCCGGCGGAAGCTGTCGCGGCTCTTATCGTGAGCGCGGCCCAGCTTACGGTCGGCAGCATTGAAGCTGTCGCACTCCTTCAGAGCATCGAGTGTGATTTTCTGGGTCGGCGTGGCGTAATCGTAGAGTTTCGGATCGATGTTCATGTTATAGTATTCCTTTTGATAGTCTAGCGAACTCGGCGAGTGACATCACGACGAGTGTATCTGTTCGATCAGCTTTGATGAAGAGGTATTTGGGGGCGGGAGTATCAGGTTTGGCGGCGGCCAGCCACCCGAATAGGTCCATCCATGCCCGCTTCCGGGTTTTGCACTCCACCGGCTCAACATTGCCGCATACTGAAACGCGCAGATCAGAGCCATAGTCACCCCCGACACTACCTGAAAGTGGAACACGCACTGCCGGAACCCCCATGGATTGTAGCTGGTGAACACAATCTCGTTCAAAATCGGTCACCTTTCTGGCGGCTCCTATTGGGCATTGAAATTCTCCAGATATTCTATCGCCGACTGAAGGATTGCCTTGTTTTCCTTAGCATTGCTCAGAAGGTGATTGCACCCGCGACAGAGTAGCGCACGGATTTCGCCAGTGGTGTGGTTGTGGTCTAGGTGAGCTTTCGCTACCGAGCCTAATTCGTCATGGCATATGGCGCACTCACCACCTTGCCACTCAAACATGTCTACCTTGTCCTCCCAAGTGCAGCCATACTCGCGCTCATAGCGTTTATGGAGAACCCGGTCTTTATTGGCGTGATACCAAGCTTTGGAACGGGCCGTACAGGCAGCCTGATTTTGGGCACGATACTCGTCGTCATGAGCTTTTCTATCAAACACAGGTCACTTCCTATAGCGGTCGCCGACCCAGCACTCGGCTGCAACCGGCACGCCAATATACCGCGCCCAGTCCGGGATGTCCACCATTATCTGCTCCAGCGCCTTAGCGTCGCCGTGGCCAGGGACCTCGCAGATCGCTTCGTCGTGGACGGTGAGCACCAGCGGCATACCGTTCGCCTCGCATTTCTTCATCGCCACGACCAGGAGGTCACGGGCAATGGCTTGGCAGACGTTCTCACACAGGAGGCCCCCGAAGGCGTGGACCGTCACCCAGCCGCCGGACTTCCGAGCCAGGAACTTCCACGCGTCTTGGAAGACCGGGTTGCCCTCGTTGTCATTCCATGGGCACCGCTTAGAGAAGATGGTCGGCTTGTAGTAATAGAGCAGCCGGCCGGACGGGAGCCGGGCCGTGAGCCAGTCGTCCATCATCTCGTAGACGATCCCGTAGGCTTCACAGGGGCCGCCCGTGCGGACGGCGCGGAGGGCTGCGCGCTCCAGGCCCCGCCACAACTTGATAACCTCGGGAGCCCACACCTTGCGGTACGTGTCCACGACCTTGCGGCAGAACTCTTCCGACTGATCGGGGGCGTACTTCATCATGAACTTGAGCCAGCCCATGGCGAAGCCCAGGCCCAGGACGCTGTTCTTCCCAATCTGCCGCTCGCTCTTGTCATCCTTCGTGATGGTCCGTCCGTATATCTGGCTGGCCATGTCGCAGTAAGGGTCGAAGCCGGCGGTTTGGAACAGCTTGATCTTGTCGAACTGCCCGGCGATTGACAGACAGATGCGAGCCTCGATCTGGGCGAAGTCTCCCACGACGAACTCCGCTCCGGGCGCGGAGATCAGAGTATGCCGCAGAGATGACACGACCGTCTCAACGGGCGGCCCGTACAACATCTCGATCTCGTCAAGGTCGCCGCGCCGCAGCACGTCTAGCCGGCCTTCGATGTCCGTCTTGATGATGCTGTCGGTCCCTCGGGGGAAGTTCTGGGGTTGGATGATGCGCCCGCCCCAGCGGCCGGGGCCAGCGGCGTGGTACTGTAGAACCCCGTGGGCGCGACCGTCAGCGCAAACGCACGCCTCCATGGAGTGGAGTTTCTTGATGGAGGCGGAGCCGACAAGCTGTCGGATTTGGAGGGCTCGCCGTACTCCACTAGGAAGCGTTGCTGACGAAGCATTCGGTCCAGCATCGTCATCGGCAAGGCTGTCGTCTTCATCGTCAATGGAACCTCCTAATAGCTTGCTCACCGTCTCCTTGGCAAGGTCATCGATCTCCACCCCCTGGTCTCGGACCCAGGCACCAAGCTTCTGGATTTGGGTGAACTGTAGGCCGCTGGTGATCTCGGTGAACTCCTTGGCCAGGGGGTATGTCGCCCGGTCCACGACTGACCGCATCGACCGCACCAGCGGCATGTCAAGGCGCACGCCCCGGTCATTGATCCGCTGGTCCATCTCCCACACGGCACGTTCGTCGTCTGGCAGGTAGCCGATGCGCCGGTGTAGGGCCGACTGGGTGCCTATGTCCTGGTCGCAGTAGGCCACTACCCGCTGGCGGATGGCCGGCGTGACCGGCGGCAGCATCCCTGTCTTTTTGTTTACGCGGCTCAAGGAGACGGTAAGGCGAGAGCCCTCCATGTCCTTCTGCTGGGGGAGCCCCAGGACACGGGCGACCATCTCCAGCTTCATCGGCAGCACCAACTCCGCGCAGCGGGCCATGGTGTCATGCCACTTCTCGATGGGGATGTCGGGCCAGCCATACAGTCGAGCCATGATGCACCGCCAGACGGCGCGCTCGAACCGGGCACTGTGGGCCACGAACATGTAGCCGTGGGCGATGGCGTAGGCTATGTCCTCGGGGACGGCCATACCGTCGTCGGGGACCCAGTGGCCTTGCTTGCCCCCGGCCAATTCCCAGGACAGACAGAGCACTTCGGTCGAGGCGTCTTCGGCATAGCGGTCAGCCCCGGCGGCCTTGAGGTCGCACATGCTGGCCGTCTCGAAGTCAACCTCTATCCACATGTGGTGCTCCAGAAATAGGTGCGCCCGCCAGCGGAAGACCAAACGCTGGCGGGCGCGGGTGGGGCCAAGGGCGCGCTGGAGGAACTCAGCATGGCCCATACAGCCCCGCAGGTAAGGGGTTTGGGTGTTCGGCAGATCACTCCGCCGGCACGCGCCGCCTTACAAGGGGATTGACTGGTTCCCGCCGCCGACACCGCCGGACGTTGGGTCGAAGTCAGTCTTCAGACCGATGTGACCTTTGAAGGTCTCGGTCGCCGAACCACCGCCGGCCACCCGCTCGCCGGTGGCGTAGCTGAACACCACCTTGGGGTAGACGTTGATGCCCGGCTTGCCGTTGAACTCGGCGTAGGTGTTGAACTCGAACTTGCCCAGGGCATTGGAGCCCGGATAGATGAAGCGCTTGATCGACGCCACGTCGTCCTGTTCGATGTCAACGGGGTTGCCGTTGATGATCGCGCCCAGTTGGACGGGGAAGTTCGTCCGCGTCACCAGGACCAGCTTGCCGCGAGAGAACTCACGGTTGCCCTTCTCGGCAGCGTCGGCGAGCTTGTCACCGGACTGGAGCGGGAAGTGAAGGCGGTCGAAGGGGACGCCTTGGAAGGCTTCGTTGGCGATCTGGGCGAGCAGGGCCTTGAGCGCCGGAACATCGGCGTGGTCGGGGGCGAACTCGAAGTTGACGCTGTACTTCTCAGCGCCCTTGTTCTTGACCGCCTTCGGCTTGTCGAGGTTGACGTAGGTGATCGGAGTGGGCTCCGTCATCTGGAAAGTGTACTTCTGTTTATCAGCCATGGCTGTATCTCCTAACTAGCTATGCTAGAACGAACCCGGCAGTTGCCGGAACAGACAGGAGCTTAGCTCTCCTGGATCACGCTGTCAAGTGATTTCTGCTGGCCGCCGATGAACGCGTCGATCCGGGATTGCATGGCCGCCTGTATCTCCTTGGCTTTCTCTTCCAGGAGCGCGTTCACGTTCGCCTCGCCCTCAGCCGAGTGTTGGATCGAGCCGTCCGGATTGTAGCCCACCATGCGGGTGACGACGGGGTGCGTGTCCATGCCGGCGAGCTTCCAGGTCAAGGTGTCGATGGCCTCGACCACCGCATCGCCGGCTGCGGCGAAGTTCGACACGTCCGGCATTTGAAAGTCAGTCTCTTCGCGGGGCGTGAGCGAGCCATCGTCTTCGATGGTGGCCGTGCGAAGGGTTAGGGTGAGGCGGAGCTTGGTCATTGCTTGGTTCCTTGGAGTTTTGAAAGGGCTGCACCGAAGGTCTCGGTTGCTGTAGACACCTTAACAGACTGGCGGGGGTCCGTGTCAAGCGCAATCGTGAGACCCGTGTCAGGTTTGTACGCGTGCTCCTTGACGAAGTCCTTGGCCTCGGGGCCGAGCTTCTCCAACTCGGGCGGAGACTTCAGCTTCCGGTCCTCATAGGCGTCATCGCCGAACAGGGCCGGGGCCAGCTTCTGCCCCTGAGGCGTGTACACGCGGAAGGCTTTCTTCGTCACCAGCTTGATGCCGGGCAACGTCGCCCCCTTCATCGCGCGTCGGAGGGTCTCGTCTTCCTGGGCCTTGAGGTAGAACTTGATGGCTTCCCGGTACTGGTAGTCCTTCGCCAGCCGTTCGTCTGTCAGGTGCGGAACCTCTTTCGGGTTCGCTAGGGCGGCGGCGCGTGCCAGCCCCGTGAGCATCGGACAGATAAGCTTGGCCGGGCAGAACCTGCACCATGGGCCAGGGTTAAGCTCGTCATCGTACTCGGCGCGTAGCATGGCCGGTACAAGTTCGTCATGCAGCCACGCCCGAATTTCACCGACGGTCGTCTCCCATTCACGGATCACGCCGTCAGGGTGCCAGTCCACGCGGGGCTGACAGATGGCCAGGATGACCGGCATGTCATCCAGCCACTCGGGGTGGTGAGAGATCAGCCCGCCAGCGTAATACTTAAGCTGTGGATTGTCCGCGACCTCGACCACGATCCCCTTTCCCATCTTCAGGTCCACCACGCGTACCACGTTGGTGTTGAAGCGCGGCGGGCAAGCCCCCGGCTCCAGGCTGACCCGAGGGACGACGCAGCCGAAATCTAGGGTGCCATAGAACTTTTCGTGAACAGGTGCGCTGATGCTGTACTCGACCCAGAACTCAACCGCGTTCAGGCCCCGCACGTAGTCGATATAGACCTGGATCGCATCGGCGAGTTCTTGGTTGATGACCACGCCACTGAAGGTGCGGTGCATGACCTCCCACGCGTCCAGCACCTCGTTGAGGCAGACGGCGGCGGCCTCGTGCCCTGCCGTGCCTTCAGCCCGGTAGTCGGGTTCGTCGGTCTCGGGAAGCTCCAGTATGTTCAGGAGCAGCGTCGAGCCGGGGCAGTTCATCCATCTCTCCGCCGAGCTTGCACCCAGCGGAGAGTGGACGGGCCGCGCGTGTACACGTCCTGTTGGCATAGGATTAGTCGAACGCCCAGGTTAGCAGCCAGTCGAGCACGAGATAGACACCGGCCAGGAGCAGGATCAAGAATGCAAGCAGGATCGCGGCGGCGACGATGATGGAAACGACAGGCAATAAAAGCCCGGCGAGACCAGCAATCATCGTCAGCCCTAGGAACGCGACGAGACAGGCCAGTGGGAGAGCGATGACACGGATCATGCCGCTTTGTCCTTCCGGTTCTCGACAAGGAGGCACGACGCCTCGATATCGATGATGGTCTTGTCAGCGGCCCGGAGCTTCTGGACCTCGACTTCAGCGGCGACGGGACACCCTTGACGATTGTCCGGGGTGTCTTGCGCCACGACCGCGATCAGCTTGACGTTCTCGGGCTGACCGTTGATCGGGGCAAAGAACAGGGTGAGCAGAAGGACGATTACGTGCATGGCTCTTCCTCCTTAGGGAAGCCGGCGGCTTTGAGAGCGGCCATCGTGCTCAGTTGAGCCGGCAGGTTCGCCGCCGCAGCCTTCGGAGTGTCAGGCAGGTAGGCGACCAGATCGGGGAACGCTCGCTTGAACTGCTCGACGGTGGTGCAGAGATCAACCCCGCGCCGAAGCTCACTTTCAGCCTTGTCTCGAAGCGCCCGAGCATCATAGCCGGCTTGGATCGCAGCCTGGATGAGCAGATGCTCTCTAAGTGAACGACCCGCGTGATAGCCGTCCTCATTCGTGGGGAAGGTGACGGTAGTCTCGCCGGTAAACAGATAGCCCGTCTTGATCCATGGCCGCGTAGCACTGTCCTTCCACGCGCGTTGGATCAGCGGCGGCAGCCTCTCAACCGCGACAGCTTGGATCACCTTTCGGACGGCTTCAGAGTTATCGACCAGCGGTGGCAGATCAGCGATCACCGCTTGCACGATCTGGTTCTTCATGTCTTTGGTGAGACGGGTCATATCAGGCTCCTTGGAGTTGGTTGAGCTTGTCCAGGAAGCCGGAGCGATCCGACTGCGTCAGTTCCTTCAGTTGGAACACCCTGGTCTCGGGCTCGGGGTTGTAGGAATTGAGCAGCCCACGGATCAGTTGCGGGCCGGTCTCGCCAAGCTCGGCGTTGCGCCGACGGACGATCTGGCCGAGTTGCTCGTCAGTGATGGCCGGGGCCGCGCCGAGCACGTCAGCCAGATCATCCTGCTCGATGATGGCCGGCTCGGGCTGGATCGGCTCGCGCGGCCGGGTCATGTCCGTGTCGTTCGGCTGGACGATCAGATCGGCCTTGTTCTCGGCGATGTGCTCGATGACGTGCGGGTCATTGAGGATGACGTGCTCGGCCATTGGGTCCGCCGCCGGCGTGGCCGGCTTCCGGGGCTTGCGCGTCTTCAGAGCTTCGGCGTGCTCGGGGGAGCCCGGCAGTCCGATCTCCTGCGACACACTGACGACGCGGGTGTTGCTGAGGTAGCGGTTGCCCGCGTCACGGATCATGGTGATCGTGTGCTCCAGCGTATCTGGCGTCGGGTTGTCGATTGTCGCCGAGATGTCATAGACCCGGTTGGGGGCGTAGTCGATTGGCGACTTCAGGCCGTCCGTCAGTCGGACGACCATGGTATTGATAGTCATGGTCTTCTCCTTGGGATTACATACGGCGGTCGAGCGCCTTGTGCGTATTGTGCAACTTCCGAATGGCAGATGCAAGAACTTTTTCAGCGAACGATCCGGGAGCCACCAGAAGATCGCCCTGGACCCGGTTGTGCTGGCCGCCCCGGTCGATCCGGTCGATAGCCTGTTGGTTCACGCCGGGCGTCCAGTCGGGTTCGGCCAGGATCACGTGGTCACATACCTCTTGGAGACGGTCGGTGCCTGTGCCGGCGGCGATGGTGTTGCAGACCAGCACTCCGCCCTCCTTGCTGTCCACGAACGCGTCTACGAGCTTCTGCCGGTTGTTGGGCGACGTTGAGCCGTCGATCCGGCGGACGCCCCAGCGATGCAGCTTCTCACAGATGATGTCGAGAACTTCCCGGTGGTGCGCGAAGACAACAAGCTTCCGCTCACCGCCCCGCAGAAGCATGTCTACGTATTCGGCAGCTTGGGGAGCAACCGCAACTCCCATGAGGCGGCGGACGGTGGCGATCTCTCCCCCGAAAGCTTTATCTGTTCCTTCCCAATCCTCAGGGTCAATGTCCAGAAGTCGTTCTGCTGCGAGCGCTTGCTTGATGGCAGTTGTTTCTTCCACACGAACAATGTCCAACTCAGGCGCGCCCACGATCCCAAGTTGATATCCCACCCCCTCAGGTCCGTGCTTTTCTCTTCGGACCATGAAATTTGAACGAAGCCGAGATTGAAGTTCGCCATGGCGGCCAGACCTTTCGTCTACGAAGACCTTCGTCTTGCCCGTCTCCGGGTCAATGCGAGTTATGGTCTGAGATGGGTTGAAGCGTTCGCGGAAACTGTCCTCGGACATCCAGTCGATGGCGTCGAAGCAGAGACCACGGGCGAGGGTGTATGCCTCCCGAGGGCGGTTAGGAAGGGGAGTGCCGGTGAGAGCCACAAGGACATCGCAGCAATCAGCCAGGGCAGATATTGTGGTAGCTGCTCCATCATGCCGCCCGAAGACCGCGCGGGTTCTGAGGCTGTCGATAGTCTTGAGGTAGTGGGCTTCATCGAAAATGCCAAGGTCATAGCGACCTTTTGCAAGTGCCTTACCGATTGCCGGTGAACGTGCGAGGTCATAGGAACAGATCGTCCAGTGCGCCTTGGGGTGAACCCCGTGCTTGCCATGCAAGATCGGGTGAATGATGTAGGGCCACTTCATGGTGGTCCACTCTCTGATCTTCGCCTGCCACTGGAGCCGGATGTTCGCGGGGCAGAGGATCAGAACCCGCTTAGCCTGTATCTCATTGGCGACGCAAATCGCTTCCGGCGTCTTGCCAAGGCCCGGTACATCGCCGAATAGTGTATTCTTTCGGCGGCGGGCATACTCAACCCCCGCCTTCTGGAAGGGCGCAAGTTGCTGATCGGCCGGGCACGATATGTGGGCGTCAGAGGTCTTGGCCCAGGACAGTTCAACCTCTTCGTGTAAGCGAGCGAGGTTGGCCTTCGCGGCGTCCGACCCATAGTCGAAGAACGCGACGGCGGCATAAGGTTCCCGCGTATAGAGGACGGCCTTCGCGGACGTAGAGGCGGCGGTCGAGTAGTCAAAGCCGTGCTCCTGCATAAGGGCGAGCACGTCCGCATCGCCCCGAGGGACGGTGAGGACGTAGCTCATTGTTGAAGGGTACCAGTCGAGGATCACCCCAAGTCCCTCGCTCGACGCAGCCGCTCACCGACCATGCCGCGTGAGTGGGCGACGTGGTGCTTACGAGCCGGAGTTCCGTGCTGCCGGAACGCCCCGGCCTGGGCCGATGCGAGGGAGTTAGCCTCGCGCATCATAGTGAACGCCGTCTCCCACGACAGGCGACGGGGGGTCTTCTGGCCTTCCATCAGGTGGTCTCCTTCGGGTGAATGACGGCGTCAAGGTCCTTCTCGACACGCTCGATTGCATAGATCAGGACGTTGGCGTTCGCGTTCTCCAGGTCTTCCCAGGACACGACGTACTGATCGCCAAAGTTGACGCCATTCTGTGTACACGACGCCCGCACCGCGATCCCGAACTCGTGAAGCACAAGCCGCATGTAGAAGGGCGACGTGTTGCAGCGCTTGACCGCCTCTTGGAGACGGTGGACAGCTTTATTCGTCGTCATGATGGGCTCTCCCAAGAGCGGATCGTTCGGGGGAAGGGTCCCCACAAATGACTGCGGTGACAGTGTTCCGGGGTACGCGGCGATCCTTTTCTGTGCGATGGATGCCGGTCGCGAGCCCGTTGAAGTCGGGGTCATAGAAGAGGGCCGTGACTTCCCGGCCACGGTCAAAGACCGGCTTGTCCAGCGACCGGGCGCGACGCCACCTTAGGAACGCGGCTGCGAGCAGCTTTGGGTGCATTGGCATGGACGAATTTTCCTGCTGATACCGCCTCGACGAAGCGGGCGGCGAGTGGGGACAGCTTCAGAGCGCAGTGCTCGAAGCGGCGGGCGGTGGCGTTGCTGTTCCACCCGATCTCCCGCTGATATAGCAGCACTTCCCCAGTTCTCCAAGCCTGATGGGCCTGGGCCATCTCGGGAAGCGTGTACACGATCACGGCTCCCGGCGCGGCACGCTTGATCCGGGTAAACAACTGCTGGCTCATCGGAAAACCTCTTGACAAAACGGGTCTACAGGTCGCACTCTACGCCCAAGGAGGACCCATGTCCACAGAAAAATCACCGCTACATCAGGCCGCTCTTGATTGGGCCGCACGCGGGCTTCCGGTCTTTCCGTGTACTCCCGGAACCAAGAAACCCCTGAAGGGTAGCCGAGGCTTTCTCGACGCCACCACGGATATTGCTACCATAGATGCATGGTGGACGCAAGACCCAGACCGCAACGTGGCAATCTATCCAGGGCCGGCTGGCATTGGGATCGTGGACACCGACCCGCCCGACGGCGAGGCGAACTTCCAGGAGCTAGAGCGTGTACACGGCTCGCTCCCGACCCGCACTCATACCACCCCACGCGGCGGCAGGCACCGGCTCTATCGCGGCCATCTTCCTCCGTCAGCCGGCAACATGCTCGGGCCTGGGATCGACACGCGCGGTGATGACAGCTACATCTGCGTGCCTCCGTCCGTCGTGAACGGGGTGGCCTACGTCGCCGACGACACGCCCATCGCGGACCTTCCACCGTGGATAAGCGAGATGTGTACACGCCGCAGCCGGGAAGACACCGGCGCTCGGGTTGATCTCGACAAGCCACACAATCTGGCACGGGCCAAGGCGTGGCTGGACAAGCGTCCGAATTGGGACTTCGGGTCTCGGAACGCCAGCATGACCAGCGAGGCGGGTATGCTGCTGGCTTGTGGCCTCAGCACCGAGACGGCAATGGCGCTCATGCTTGAGCGGAACATGCTCCAGCCCGACCCCCTGCCAGAATACGAGATCGAGCGCTGCACTGTCCTCCACATGGAGGACTATGACACGCCGTATGCAGAGGAAGAAGCGATCTCGGCGACTGACACGTTCAAGGACCTGTTGCCCGAGAAGCAGGAGCCCGAAGTACGGCGGTTCAAGCGGTGGACCATCAAGGAACTGCGTGAACTACCTCCACCCAGCTTCCTAATCCCGGACATCCTGCCGGCCCGAGCCATCTCAGTCCTCTATGGGCCGCAGCACGTCGGCAAGACCCACGTGGCCGTGAAATGGTCGCTCGATCTCCAGGCCCAAGGCCACGAGGTTCTGTACTACGCCGGGGAAGGCGAGGATGACCTTGCCCACTTCAGGACGAAGGCTTGGGAGAACGCTCACCAGAAGCAGACCGACCACATGACCATCGCCACGGAGTGGCCGGACATGGCCATTCAGGCCGAGATCGATGACTGGTGCGCGGCGATGAAGGAACAGGGACCCGTGCCGGGCCTTATCGTGATCGACACCTACGCTTACACGATGCACGGCGAGCAGACCGAGAACAAGTCCGAAGACGTGAGGAAGTTCATCGACTTCGGCCGCGCCCTCAAGCGGCAATGGAACAGCGGCGTCCTGCTGATCGCCCACTCCGGCAAAGACAGCGAACGCGGCGTGCGGGGGTCCAATGCCCTGCCAGCCGCCGCCGACTGTGAATGGAGGGTCGAGAGCCACGAAGCGCTGAACATGATCCAGCTTGAGAACACGAAGATGCGGAGCTTCAAGCGCCACCCCGGCCTGTTCTACAAGGCGATGGAACTGCCGCCGTCTATCGTGCTGGCCCCGATGGCCGCCACGGACGCCAAAGCCCTGCTGTCGGGCCAGGACCCGGTTGGGATTTACAACATCCGCCGAGCGTTG